GTTCGGACCATGTTTCCATGGCGGAACATATGTGGAAGTCGGTCTATGTTCTGCTTGTATCTTCCGGTGTCATATTTGACGTGTAGTTGGCTTCCAACCTTGTACACAACGTGTAGTTATATGACCTTCACCGTTAGTGAAGATATCCTGGCCTTGTGTGGCCGGCACGCTCGGTCTTATAGACTGCGTGCTAAAATGCAAATTTCTTTGCGTATTTTGCTCGCCACGCGACGGATATTGCGTGGTTAGCTGTTACTACAATTTTCTGATAGTAGTCGATCATTTGGGCCTCATTGTATGTAGGGTCATGACAACCTTCATACCTGTTGAGAATCCGCAGGACGATGTGTTCTGCCATAGGCAGGAAGTCGTCTGGGATCGTTTGGCCGAAGTAGCTGTCAAGCGCTAGTTCGCGAGTGAATATCACTTCGGCGAGGGAGGCTGGTAGCATCCGGAGGTCAACGGTCTTCGCGCCGACTTGGATTTCAAGTCGGTCGAGTAAGTCCTGTAGGGTGACCCTTAGTCCAGTTTTTTTATCCCGCAATGATCTAATCACTGAAGGTGTAACTGAGGCTAACCCTAGCACCTTGGTACTTAGGGTTTGGTATGCCTGTTTGAGATTTGGATGTACGATATTTTTTAGCTCGACGATACTTAGTGCCATAAAGTCGTCAAGCATGAAGTAAACAGCGTTATTAATATCCTCTTGTAACCCCGGGTGGCCGGGGTCGTGTGGCACGTATCGGATATTAACACTGTTGAGCCATTGTACATGCTCGTACATGGCTCTTCTAACTTGGTTTGTCCCGTAGAAGTTGAGGTGTTGATCAACACCTTGGTTCGCCAGATTCTCAAATGTGCGGCGAACGAGGTCAGCCTCACTGAGGGTGACATCTATCGCATGGAACCGGCTGCTGATGGATTGCATCGCTGCGTCGACTCCATGATGCGGCACGTTGTCGAGTTGCCAGTCGCTGAACTCTACCGGCCAGCGTTTAGTACTGGCGAGTTGTTGCGGGCAGCGCTCGCCGTATAAGGCAATTCCGTACCCACCTTGTTCGGCGGGAGTGTACAAGAGTTCAACTCTTGCCGGCTTGACTTTGTGCTTGACACCAGTGATGTCGGTATACTGAATGGCGCTGTAATAATAACAGGTGATAGCCTTGAGTCGTTCTGCTTCAATCTCGTTGTAGCCGCGGCGAATTAACATATTGACCGCGGTTGCGGTCCCTGAGACGTATGACGGCATACTTTCGATGAGCGGGTCTTGTAGGTCACCGCTGCAAAATGAAGTGCATGATCGCATTAGGCTACCTTGGATCTGATCTGGTGTATAGGCAATGCGTAGGAACTCGGCGGTGGACCGGTCCAGTAATTGCTTTGTATCCTGGACGTCGAGACCACTCTTGGCCAGCTGTCGTAAGTACAGGAGGCACGAAACGATATTCGTGCTGGCCTTATCACCATCGTCCCCATTTGCCTGTTCTTGTGAGAAACAGGTCATGTCGCATATATGTTCAAGTGACTTTTTAATCACTGTATCGTATGCGACGTTGAAGACGTTGTTGATGAGAGTCGTGGTACGCCAGCCGCTCCAGAGTCCCTGGAATACCAGGTGGTAGAGGCCGTCTGAACCAACTTCACGCACATACATCCTGTTCAAGCTGCTGGCAAGCCAGTCGGCACATCGTGAGATGTGACCGGCGTAGTTTACTCCGTTCCAGGGTCCACTCGCCGTTAGGCGTTCTGACGCACCTTTAATCGTGCGCGTCCAGAACATTGCCATTTCGCGGATGAAATGTAAGAAGTTGAAATCGTCATAGTCGGTGGCCAGAGTCCACAAGACACCTTCGGTGACGCGTTCAAGGCGTTGCAGGTGGTAGACCATTCTGGTCCACGACGACTGACCAAGTGAGAAGGTTTCTGAACTTTTGAGGATGGCGTCTTCTGCGTCAAACACAGCCATTGATTCGACCAACCATTGGTAGATCTCACCTGGGATTATCTGACGTAGTCGTATCCCGAGTTCAGTTTTAATCTGTGCGTTGGAGAAGATGGACGGGGAACGTTCCAGCACCTCAAGGAGATAGCTCGTTGGTATCGTATCGAACCAGATCCTTTTGTGTAGGTTGTGCTTTGGAATGTCCATATCAGCGAAATCTTGTTTGCCTGCACCGACCGAGCCCCGCGGCGCCATGCTAACGAAGTGTGCATGTAGATGTTCTGGTTTGAGCATCCCGGGGACAGAGTCGAGCCGTTGTGCGATAGCAGCCTCGGCATACGGAACGAGGTGGTCGAAGAAGTCGGCCATACCCTGGTTCCATAGCCTCGCCTCATCGACTGGGGTTGCTCCGTGAGTAGGCAGACGGTGTGGGTAGGGAGGGGTCGACCTTTTCTCGACAAAGTTGTCAAAACCGAGTAGGGTGTCTTGTACTCGTCCGCAAGCAAGGTATAGGTACATAAAGAAGTTGCGGGCCTCGAGACTATTGATCTCAGCCTCGGTGAAGCCTTCCCTTGTGAACCATATCCCACACATTAATTTCTTAAACTCAGTAGGTGGCGCAAACAGGCGTCGGTAGCAGGTATGCACCTCTTTGAGCGATTTTGAGAAATACTTTAGACCACGGTCGAGGAAGCCGTGTTGTGCTAGACGTATCACACCCCTTGCTGCGAAAGGTGACGAGAAGTATACTGTTAGTAAGCATGCGATTGCAGCATAACCTGTACCCCCGGTCCGGTCGACGAGGATTGTCCAGTCGTCGTCCGAAACACGGTATAGGTGTGCCAGCTGAATGAGAGTAAGGTAGGCATCTATGCGCATGCGTCCTTCCAGTTCATGGTCCTTGAAAGGCCATAGTCGGTTGATCAGTGCAACCCCATCAATACAGTCCTGTGAAGCCGGGTCCTGGTGGTCAGATACCCGGGCACAGATGGCTTTAAGTGCATGAATCGACGTCACAATCTGTTCTTGGTCCTTCATATTTGACAGGTGCGCTTGGATGGTACCAGGGTCGTGGTCACGCAAGGCGCGTAGGACATCTGTCCTTTTGGCGCGAATCCGTGTCTGTTGGTCTGATACTGTCATTGGGACGGCACCGCGTCCGAGAATGTTGAACAACTGACGTTGGCGAAAAGCTGTTGGTCGGTACTTGGTGCGGATGCGGTGTGTAGGGTCAACAGATGACATGAGTCCAATCCGACCGTCAAGACGGTCACCTTCCTTACGCCTCGTAAGTTCCATAGACATCCTTTTTGCCATGTTTCCC